GGGTGGGGCTCACGAGCATGTTCCTGTCACGGCGTTCGGGACGGAGAAGAAGAACAGCGGCTCACCGTTGTCGCGCGAGAGCGCGTACATGAGCACCACTGTGTTGGTGGCGATTTCCTTGAAGGTGAAGCCGTTCGGGATGTTTGCAGTCGTGATGCCGGGCCCGAGCGTGGTGGTGGCACCGATCATCTGCACGCCCTCGCAGCCGTTGAACGCCTTGCCCTTCGTGCCTGCGAGCGTGCTGGTGCGGCGGTAGCTCTTCGTCGTCTCGTAGGTGCCGCCCGTGTTTAGGCTCACCTCCTCCCAGTCGTAGGTCCACGCCACAGGGCGAGCGGACGGGTCTCCGCCGTATACGGCCGTCTTGCCAGAGACGGGGGTCGAGCCCGTGATGCGCGCAAGGAAGACGGTCGGCCCGGACGATGCGCCGCCGTTTGGCTGCGGCGCGGCGTCGTTGACCTTGTTCACCGCGTCGGCAATGGCACGGATCTGGTTCGGAGACCAGGGGCCGACCTTCAGGTGCCATGCGCCGTTCACCCTCATGTCGTGAACATTCCGCTGGGCGGGAAGGTGGCGGTGTCTGGGAACGGCTGGCGCCAGAAGACGCAGGAGGCGTGCGAAGTTTGTCCGCTCGGCGGGGCGGTCGGCGTGCCGCCGCAGGTGTCGGCCTTTGCAGACTTGACCACCTCGCCGTTCTCTGCGCTCTTCTTCGCGATCTGTCGCAGGTGAAACTTCTCGTCGTAGGCGAACGAGTACACGATCTCGTAGGTGCTGCTGCCGACTCGGCTGATATTGCAGCCCGTGAAAAGCACGGTGTGTGCGTCGAACGAGTAAGGGCCGATCGCGAAGCCGTTACTGTTGCGCCTGTTGATGAAGCCGAGCGGCGGGGTGGGACGGCCCACGATCACGTTGCGAACGGTCACGCGCGCGACGTTGTTGAAGCTGCTGATCGGTTCGCCGCCGCTGTCCACCTTTGTGCCGCCGATGTCGGTGTCGGCAGGCGTTGACTTGTTTGCAGGAGCCGTCGCGCCGGAGCGCCAGATATCCACCGGCTCGCCCTGGACGCTGTACTCGATCGCGATGAAGGACGGCTGCCCCTCGTTGCGCGCATCGACTGGCGTGATCGCGCCAGTGCTGTCGCCCACGCTAGTGTCGAAATGCACGACCGCCTCCCAGACATAGCCGCCGTCGTCCACCTGCTTCAGGTCGAACCCGACCTGACGAAGGCGGCCGGAGTAGTACGTCCCGGACCCGTCAAGTTCTGCCAGCGCGCCACTGCTGCCGCCCATGTCAGACGGGCCAAGCTTCGCGTTCACGTTCGTGTCTTCCATGATCTGCCCGGCGTTCAGCTGCGCGCCGTCGTCGTCTCGGATGACGTATGCGCTCGACGCCTGCCACTTGCCGCGGTCGAAGGTGACGGTGGTGCCGTTGGGCTTCTGGGCGATCGTGATAGCCATTAGGGTGCTCCTGCTGCGAGGGGTGCGGTGTTCTTTGCGATCTGCTGCAGGGCGAGTTTCATGGCTTCCTGCGTGGGCATCATTCGCTCCAGGCTGAAGGAGGTCATGCCCGCCACCTTCACGCCACCGATGGCTGTGCTGAGGCTCTCGGCGTTGCCGAAGTTCATCATGCGCCCGGCCCGGTCGGTGGCCTGCTGTTCCATCTGCTTCGCCAGTTCCGCCTGCTGCTTCATGCTCTCTTCCGACTTCTTCCGCTGTTCGACTTCAGCCCGCGTCGCTGCGGTCTTGTCGTAGGCGTCGCGCAGCTGCTTCGCCTGCGCTTCGGTGATTCGGCCTTCAAGCACAAGTTGCGCCGTCTTCTCGGCGTACAGGTCTCGCTCGGATGTGACCAGTTCGTGCGCGATGCGCTGCTGCTCCTGCAGCATGGACAGGTGCAGCGCTGGGTCGGCTCGGTTGGCCTGGTTCAACATTTCGGCGCGAAGTTTCGCCTGGTCGAGTCCCGCCATCGCCGCACGCATCTCGGCGATCTTCTTGTCGGCTTCTTGTCCACCCATGCCCTTGCCGATCAGGTTCTGTCGCTGGTCTGCCAGTTCTGCTTCACGGTCAAGGCGCGCGATCTCGTCTTCTGACTTGCCGACCTTGCTGCGATCCCGGCGAATCTGTTCCATCTTCTGGCGGAATGATTCTTCTGCGGTCAAGCGCTTCGACATGGCGGCGGTCTGCGCCTCGATGGCTCGGGTCTGGGCGTCAATGGCGTCAGGCCCGCCACCCCAGCCGAGGAGTGCGTGCACGCCCTTGGCGATTCCCATGATGTGATCGCCAGCCGGCAAGCCCTTCACGAATCCGATCATGGTGTCGCTGTACACCTTGAGCTTGTCAACCTTGCCGCCGCTGGCGAGTTGGTCGAGCGCGTTTGCCATCGCACCCAGTCCAAAATCCACCGCCTTGAACCCCACGAATCCCTTCAGCAGTGGGCCGAGGGTCTTGCCGAACATGGGCCCGCTCTTCGTGCTATCCGCGTACTGCTGCGTGCGCTGGTACTTCTGTTCGGCGGCCGCCTTCTCGGCCATCAGCTGCTTGTGGATCTTGAGCTGCGTCTCCTTCGATCTCTGCGCTGCAGCGACCTCGGCGGCGCGCCGAGCCTCGGCGGCCTCCTTTGCCGCCGCAGCCTGCGCCATCGCCTGCTCCTTCGCGCGCTGCTCCTCGGCCGCCTTCGCCGCTGCGGCCGCCTTCTCGGCTGTCCGCACCTGCTCGACCTGGGCGAACCGGGCCTTCACCTGGGCGATCTGCTCTGGCGACGCTCCGCTGGCCGAGAGCTTCTCCAGCGTCATCTGCTCCTTCGACTTCGTCGCCATGTCCACCATGCGCTGGGTGGAGGACATGATCCCGGCGATCGACTTCTTCGACCGCTCGGCCAGCTTCTCGTTCGCCTGCGCTGCCCGCTCGGTCGCGTTGGCGTAAGCCTGCACGCCCGTCATCTCCAGCGCGATCTTTATGCTTGAACTTGCCACGGCTTACTCCTTCCACTTCGGCTTTACGCCGAACGCCTTCGCCAGCATCTCGGCCATCTGTTCCTGCGAGGGCTTGGGCTTCTCTGCGTATGGCATGAAGTCGAGATGGCTGAACGGCTTCGACTTCGCGGTGCGGTGGCAGTTGGCGATCGTGGCGGCGATGATCCCGGCGCGCATGTCGGCGCGCTGGTTTCCGATCGCTCCGTCGATCGCCTCAAAGGCCATCCACTCGCTCAGTTCGTGGCTGCTCATGGTCTCCTCTAGTTCTGCCACCGTCCTACCCAACGCCAGCGCCAGCCGAAACAGGAACTGTCTCAGCGGGCGCTGTCGGAGTTTCCCTCCAGCACTTCGCGATCCTTGACGCCCAAGCCACTGACGCGGCTCGCGATGTCATACAGGTGATCGACGAGGCCGGCGGGAAGTTCTCCGAGGGCGTCAACGTCAGCGGGTCCGAGCAGCGGGGCGCCGTCGTGGTACAGACACAACGACACCAGGCTGGCTCGGATGTTGCGGACGGTGTTGCCCTTGTTGCTGAAGGTCTCCATCTCCCACCTGTCCCGCTTGGCGGCGGTGAGGCCACGCACTTCGACCTCACCGACGCCGGGGATGGACACGGTTTCAGATGGCACCTTCGACTTCAGGCCCAGCAGTTTGTCCTTGATCTCGCTCATGGTTAGGCCAGGGTCACGGAGCCGGTGATCTTCATGGTGAACGACGCGGTGAGAGCGCCGTCGAGACCTGCCTTGACCGAATAGTCGGTCACGAAGCAGTTGCCCGTAGCGGTGTGCGTCGTGCTAGAAGCGCCAAAGGTGAGCGTGAAAGCCTTCGTAGTCGGAGGCGTGAGCGCTGCGGCAGCAGTGTCGTCGAGCGAATCCCAGAGTGCGCTGTGGGCGCTAAGGACGTTGACTTCCATCGAGATCGTGCCGCTGTCGATCAGGCCGGCGACGAACTTGCGATGGCGGTCGGCGAGCGTGGTCACGTCGATGGTGTTGAGCTTCATTCCGTCGAGGTTGACGCTGAGAACTTCGGCGACGGCTGCGCCGATCGAGACGGTGGTGCCGAACGTGGGCACCGCTGCGGTGATTCCTGGCATGGTGTGATCCTCCTAGATCAAGGAACGCCACCACCGGGCTCGGTGATGGTCGTGGGTGAAACGGAGCTGGAGCGGTACGTCGCTTCCAGCGTGACAGTCGTGACGTGGATGCCGGTCTCGGTGGCCTCGCTGCCCACGTCGTACTGGCTGGTGATCCCGGTCTCTCGGATCTCGAAGATCGTCACGCTCCGGGCTTGGCCGCTCGCGCCGTGCATCTTGACTCGCACGGCCTCGGCGATCTGCCGCGACACCTTTAGCGTCGAGGCGATGCAGTCCACCTCGACGGTGAACTTGCGCAGGCAGTCTGTGCGGCCGAAGGTCGGCGACACGTTCGCATCCTGCCCGGTGGTGAGCACGATGGCGGGGAGCGTGGTGGTGTCGCGGAACGCGGTGAAGATGCGCGTGGAGACCAGATTGGTGACGCTGGTCGATTGCGTCAGGGCATCGCGGACGGCTGCGACGATCGCCTCCTTTTCTC